TATCAATTCATTGTAAGACCAATGACAGAGGAAGAAAGAAGGAATTGGGCAAGCTGGGAGTTTGATAATCTGAAAGAATGGTCGGTTGCTGAAATGGATAAACACGGTGTTCCTAAATTCTATCTTGATTTAAACATGTATCAACGTAGTTGTGATACATTCTTGGGTGTACCGTTTAATATAGCCTCAATGTCATTATTACTAATGATAATCGCAAAAGCCAGTAATATGGAAACTGGTGTTGCAAACTGGATTGGTGGTGACACTCATTTATATGTAAGTCATTTGGATGCGGTTAAGGAACAACTATCAAGAGAACCACACGAACTACCCAATATGCATATCGATAAGGAGCTTAATAGTCTTGAGGATATTGAGAAGCTAACAATCGATGATTTCGATTTGTGTGATTATGAATATCACCCAACAATCAAAGCAGAATTATTTACTGGTTTAAAAAAGAAGTAATTATGGACAAAAGATTAGAAAACGTCAATTTAATTGACGAATTATGGGAAACATCACAGGATGTTGAAATTCAACTAACTGAAGACGAGAAACGTTATGGTGATACTTGGAAGGAACGTGGATTAGTCTTCAATGGTCAGAGTCAAGAAGAACGTTTCTTCAATAAGATGCTCGAATATGCTATGGATTACAGAGAGAATGGTACACCAATTAATTGGAATAAGGTTATAGGTGAAGCACATATTTGTAAGGTCAGGGAGAAAAAATTATCAGAATAATAGCTTGAATGATAATACTATATATATTAATAACACTATTAGCAATAGCAGTTCTTTTGCTTGCTCTGGCATTACATCACCTTGTCAAAAACGGTGCATATATTTCGGATAAGGAAAAGGAGTTTATTGTCTTTGTTATTAACATATTTAAAGACTATGGTGACGATTTAGGTATTCAATCAAAAGACCAACACAAAAAACTTGTGGAAGAACTTGATAAGATTAAGAACAAATATTTAAAAACAAAAAACGATGACAAAACTGGAAATGCTGACGGAAAGGTATGAAGACCTTGAATTACTTAAAGCCGATGGGTTTGATGATGCAGTGCTTGGTGTTGCGTGTGTTAAACAAACAGGGGTTTATGTTCTGGTGTATTCCAGAACCAAATGCATTGAAATACTGATGACCAGAGATGGAATGACTGAGGAAGATGCACAAGAGTATTTCGATTTTAATGTGGAGGGTGCATATGTGGGCGAGAAAACCCCGATTTGGGTTGATGATGAGTTACTTTAAAATGAAAAGGGGTCAATTGACCCCTTTTTTATTGCCTAAATCCCTTTGTTTCACTTAGAAACGGAACAACGTCTTCTTTCACTGGAACTCCAGTTACTCGTTTCCAATAGGTTTTAAAACCACCAATGGTTTTATTTGTTTCATCTGTGACATTATTTGCACTTTCAACTTCGTAGTATCTGTTTTTATCACCACCCATGTTGTATTCAATAATATCACCTCTATCAATTTCCAAGTGTTTTTCTTCCAATTCTTTAAGATAAACTCCGAAGCTAATTATACCAGTATCATCTCTGACAATACCGCCTTGGTTTCCACCATAGAAATCTTGTTTTCCTGCCTCTACGTTCACCATAACACTTATGCGAACAGGGGTCATAAATTTCTTGTCTTTGGTTTTAGCTTGTCCATATAATGCGTGGGACTTGGTTTCGATAATATTAATCTTATGTATAACCACTTCTTGAGCATTGTCGGTCTGTAAATAATTTCTACCATACATAACATCTAAATCAAAAGAATTGTCTGTCATAAACAGTCCCATTCTTTGATTCTCAAGGTCGATTATTTGTTTCTTCTTCTTCATTATGACATTATTGTATATCCGTCAGCCTCAATTTTATCAAGGTCGGTTGTGAAATTCTTGTGTTGTCTATCAACAGCAAAATCTGGAACATCTGACCTATCTACACCATTTTCAATATCTTTACGAATTCTTTGTTTGCTAATTTCTGGGTCGGCATCAAATATTTTTGCGTATGCATCGAATTCGGTGTTAACGTCTCTTTTGAGTGTATCTAACATTTGTTTTCTGTGAAATGAAGACACGTTTGTTGCATCAAAAATTACATTTTCTCCAGCATTTAATGCATCAATTGTTCTTTTAAATGCCAATGGAAATACTTCCTTGTTCTTTGTCTGGTCAGATATGCTTCCAGTTAGCTCTCTTCTTATATCATCAGGAGAAACCACGACATAACCCTGTCCTTCAAGACTCTTAATCCATCTGGATTTTCCACTACCTGAAATACCTATTGGTATGATAAACTTTGGCTTATCTGATTGAAAACCCTGAATTTCTTCCATAATAATTTTTCTTAATTTATTCATAATTAAATCGCTATTATTGGGAACATAGGTGGTTGATACCCACGTTCTCTATTAACTGCTTCTGCTATTTTAGCACGTTCTTCCGTTAAGAATCCCTGTCCCATCTTCTCTAATTGGTCGATAACCAATTTTTCTGTTTCTTCCTTCAACGCCTTACCTTCATCAAGTAAATGTCTGTAATCCATTGTTAATTGTTTCTCAGCAACACCGAGTTCACCAGTATAAAATCCTCTTATACCACCAAGTACCATTTTTACTTTGGCAACCAATAAATTTCTTATCTGTTGATGTGCAACGTCATTCATTTTATTCCATTCTAATACTGTTGTGGGTGGGTCTGATGGTAGCTTAACAATATCGTTATTGGCTTCCAAACAGTCATCTCTATCAGTTCCAAGTGTATCATAATACCAATACCAAACCTTTTTACCAGCATAATGTTTACCCCATGCACTGGCGATTTCGTGACGGTCACCCGGGATTGGGTACAAATGTAGCATTTTTTCTCCAGTTGCCAAACCTGTTATACGATATGTTAAAATTGATTGTAAAACTCTTTGTTTCATTCTTCGGTCTTGTGCTGCCAAAAGTGTTGAGAAAGTTGGTTGCACATACATAGCAGGACGACCAAGATAAGACCATCCGACCATACCCGGTGCCCACGCATTCAACGCAAACGGGTCAACCATACCAGCATCTATTTCTGGTGGAGTTTCCCACAATACTTCGTTTACTTCTCTCCCAGCAGGTATGATATAATGTTGTGTATTAGCCAAAGTTGTAATATAATCACGTTTCAATTCCCAACCCGATGCAGCAGGTGCATTTGTTCCTAAACCCACTTGCCTTGAATACGCATAGGTGAAACTTTCCATATAGGAATTAGACTTGGTTGTAAATGCAGCAAGAAAATCACCCGTTTCTTTACTCATACCTTCCAAATTAATCCATTGTTGATGTATCAACCACTGATTAACCAGTGCTGAATAGTCTTCAACAACCATTTCTAAATAAGAATCCACCATCTCATCCTTCAATTCAAAGGGTCTTAACGGGTATCCCAACTCATGTTTAACCTGAAGATATAATTTATTTTTCTGAACTGTTGTTATTAATGCCATAATTTTATATATTTGTAGTCATTTGTTATAAATACTTTAACTGAACATATTATGCTTAAAATAGAATACGAAATTCAATTAAATGAAAATGGGAGACCTTGTATTGAACTATCCGAGGATTATGAAGACAAGGCAGAGGATAAATTCTTTGCAATAGAGCTTGCAAGATATTACCTTCAGGGCGTTCATAGCAGAATGTCATCAGAAATTTATGACCAACATACCTTTAATGTAATGGACGATGCGGTTCGTCTACTTGGACAGATTGGTGATGAAATGGCAGAAATTCAATATGATGGGATGCGAACACAGGGAGAACTTCACCTAATGGTTGGTAGTCCGTATCATATTAAAGTGAATAGTATCGAAGAACGTGATGAGTTGCCCGACAAAGATATCGTTTATAATGAAAGATTATATGATAGGCAAGAAGGTCTTAGAGTGCACATTCAAACCTACGACTCAGAAACATATTTACCTATCAGCACAATATATGAACTAAAAGACGGAATTACTAACGAAAATTGGGTAAAATTATGACACATAATTTAGAAGTTAATGTAACTGTTAGAGTAGATAATTTATCTAATGAACAGTATGAAAAGATTACAAGTATGGTAGAAAGGTGCATTAATTCTGGTTTCGGATTAGAAGATTGGGAATTTCTGTATATTCTTAATCCAGATATCAATAAAAGACGAAGAACATTTTTCCCTTCGACACTTGATTTACCAGAACTAACACGTGAAAAGGATTCAACTGTGGCAATAACTAAAATTAATTTAATTTCATGATAAATAAACCAACACCAGAACAGGAAAGAATCTTCTTATTCGTAAAAAAGAGACCAGAGAACGTATTAATCAAGGCATATGCAGGTGCAGGTAAAACCACCACTATTGTTGAAGCCGTGAAACTATTACCAAAAGATAAGAATATAATGTTCTTGGCATTCAATAAACATATTCAGGAAGAACTTAAAACTAAGTTACCTGAACATGTTAGATGTTATACCACGTATGGTCTGGGAATGTCGGCAATTAAGAGAAAATATGGTGATAGTATTCAGTTCGATGAATTTAAAATTGATAAACTCATTCAGAAGAAAGCTAAATCATGGGGTTTAGCAGAAGAAATGGATGACGAGGGAATTAGTGTCTATATGAATAACATGAAAAAACTCGTCAATCTATGTAGATTAACGCTAACAATAAAACCAGAATATATTCCATATGTCGCCAATAGATATGATATTCCACTTAATAAACCCAAAGACATTAAGAGGGCATTAAAAGTATTGGATACCTGCACAACTGATAGGAAGACATTTGATTATACTGATATGATTTATCTACCAGCTATTGATAATGGCATCTGGTTCTTCCCGCAAGAATATGTCTTTGTTGATGAAGTGCAGGATTTAAACCGTTGTCAAATTAAGATAATCGAAAAGGTATTGAAGCGCAACAGAACCACAAAGAAACTTGAGGGCAGATTAATATCTGTTGGTGATTTCTTTCAGGGTGTATATGGATTTAATGCAGCAGATGAAAAAAGTTTTGAATGGTTTGAAAAATTTCCAAACACTAAAGTTCTACCACTTTCCGTTTCATTTAGATGTTCACAGAAAGTAATTGAACATGCCCAGAAAATCGTCCCTGACATCAAAGCACTACCAAGTGCACCCGAAGGGTTGGTTCGTGATGGAAACGTGCTTGAAGAGGCTGAGAGTGGTGATTTCGTGCTTTGTAGAACAACAATGCCACTTGTAAAACTATTTTTCGAGTTTCTAACTCAAAACAAGAAAGCAATTATTAAAGGAAGCGATATTGGTGTTCACTTAATCGAGTTAATTGGCAAGATTAATAGCATTGAAAAACTTAAATCGTTTTGGGAAACAGAACTCGCTAAATTCAAAAAAGATTTAAAATCCGAAGGCATTCTAAACCCAAATGAACATAGTGGATATTCTGCACTTGAAGATAAGGTAATGACTTTATTGTTTCTGTGTCGATTGGCAAACAGTATTCCTGACCTGAAAATGAAAATCAAATCGATATTCACAGACGAAATTGAGGGAATTTGTTTAAGTACAGTACATAAAATTAAGGGTTTGGAAGCAAATCGTGTGTTTATTGTTAGACCAGACTTACTGCCATTGCCAAATTCAAGAAGCTGGCAAGCAATTCAGGAGAAAAATCTGGAATATGTGGCAATAACCAGAGCTAAATTAGAATTAATATATGACCGTCAATGGACGGACGAATCTTAAATAATATGACAAAGAAAAATAAAAAAACAACAATTGGTTTGGAACAACTAAGAGCGGAACGGGAAAAAACAATTGAACGCTGGTCGAAATCGGGATTACTTGAGGGGTTGGATGGTAACATAAAAGAAAACGTGGCTCAGTTATTTGAGAATCAATTAGCACATATGATTAATGAAAGTGGTGATACATCACAATTCGATAAAATCAATTTCCCTATTATACGTAGGGCAATAAATAAATAACAATTATTAAATAAAAACAATTATGGAAGAGAAAAAATTCACAACAAAAGATTTTGTCAATGATAGTAATCTTGATTTTAAAGACCTATCTGATGAGCTATTCAGAGTATATGAATTTTCTGATATGGAAGTAAGAATTGAAGAACCACTTCTACTTAACGTATCTAAAAGTGGTGGACACAGAGTGTTCGATTCAAAAGGAAATTCAAACTATATCCCTGCTGGTTGGAGACGACTATATTGGAGAGTGAAAGAAAACAAATCAAATTTTGCATTTTAATTATGGAATGGAAAGTTAAAATAGAGAAAAATCCAGACATCGAGGATGAAAGAGACCAGAGAATCAGGATTAATTTCAATCCAATTCTGGAATTGATTCATGTTTATGGTGAAGTCAAGGTAAAAAACAATGAATGGGTTGTCTTTAGTCAAGATAGTCATAAGATGGAAATCACATTAGAGCAGCTTCAAGAAAAAATGGAAGCTGTTGTATTGGTGATGAGAAAAAGACTTATAGAATACGAAAATCTCAATAAGGGATTTAGTGTTCTTAAATGGGTGGCTTTTGAAGAAAATGAGGAATAAAAAAAGGTGGTCAAAATTGACCACCTTTTTCTTTTATCTATTTACTATTGATTACTGTAAGTCACCAATACCGAAGGTCTGAAGACCGTCACAGTAGATTCTACCGTAATATCTGTTCAATACCATTTTCTTTGCATAACGAGTCATGATACCACGAATCGGAGTGAAATCGAATGGGTTGTACATTACAGGAGAAAACTGCATAGGCACGTAAGGAGCGTAGATGTAACCTGTTTCCAAGATACTTGTTCCTTTATGACCAATAAGCA